TATGTATACATATACTAATATGAACATTGTTAATTATTTGTTATCCATATTTTTCAAAGAAGAAATTGTAAATACTACATTATTGGTAATCTTCAGTTTTGTCATAAATATTTTTCAAACGAATATCATATCCTATATAGGTGCAAATATCATCGGATTTGTCCAAAAAAATAACGAACACCAAACAACCGTTTATTTCAAATATTTTGTAGCCGTTTCTGTTTTATATATCATATTCTACTATTTTTATAAATTTTTTCAAAACAAATTATTGACCAAATTGAGACAGTGGATTCGTCATGAATTGGTGAAAATGGTTTTATTAGTGAATAACGAAAATTTCAAGAACATTAATTTTACCAAATTGAATTCACCAATCAATCGCATATCATCCGTATGTTTTATGGTATTTAATGATATTATTACCTATTTGTTACCGAATATTACATTTTTATTTATTATTGCGATTTACTTTTTTTCAATAAATATTGAAATAGGTATTACATTTGTCATTAGTAATATATTGTTGGCTGGATATCTATATTATTCATGGACATCTATGCTTGGTAAGAATGAAGACTATGAGAAAAGGGTTAGTGAAAATGAAGCATATTTGGTGGAAATATTGAATAATATTGACAAAATTATATCGAGAGGTCAAGCAGATAATGAAATTGACGTTTTTTTTAAAAAAACAGAAAAAACAATCAATAGCGCGTTTGATTTTTATTCAAATACAAATAATCACGGTATTGTTATGAATATACTTGCTTTTATTGGATTATTTATATTGATCGGGCAATTGATACGTCTCTATTTTACGAAAAAGATTGATTCAACCATATTTGTAACTTTTTTCACAATTTTGCTTTTGTATAGAGAGAAAATTACTACTACGATTCAACAAATACCTGATTTTATCGAATTTTTGGGTAGATCAGATTCAGTAATGAAACATTTTTATAACATGGATTCAGATTTGGAAAAAATATACAATAATAATTATTTATCGAGAGAATTGAAATTCGATTCTGTAACTTTTGAAAATGTGACCTTCCAATATGAAGGTCAGTCAAAACCTATAATGAAAGAATATAATATTCATTTGAATTTACACGATAAAATAATCGGTATTATCGGATTATCGGGAAATGGTAAATCAACATTTGCAAAATTAATGATAAAAATGTATACGCCAACGAGCGGAGAAATATATATTGATGATGTAAATGTTAAAGAGGTCGATGGAAATTACATACGTAGCCAAATGATTTATATAAATCAAAATTCTAAATTATTCGACCGAAAAATAATTGAAAATATTTTATATGGATGTTATGATTTAGATATATGTAATGGTTATTTGGGAGAAATAATGAAATACCCAAAAATACGAGATTTATTTAATCATATGGACATACATAAGAAAAAGGCCGGGCTGTTTGGCGAAAATTTGTCTGGTGGACAGAGACAAGTGGTTAATATAATAGGCGGTTTAGTGATTCCTTCTAAAATAGTTATATTAGATGAACCAACAAATGCACTTGATGGAGAGCTGAAACACGAAATTATACAATTGATTACTGACTTTAAGAAATACAAAAAAAGTATTATTATCATATCACATGACAAAGATATATTTAGATTGTTTGACGAGACAATTCGAATATAATGAATAATATTTTTCGTATAAACAGTTTATTATCAATATTCCTAAATAATATAGTATTTTTATGGATAATCAAAAACATTTAGACATACCAGATAATATTAAAATGGACCGTAAATATTTTCAAAAATTGGTGTTTCTAAATAATGCTTTGAATGATGGATGGACAGTCAAAAAATCTGCCGAAAACTATATTTTTACGAAAAAACACGAAAATAAACGCGAGATTTTCCAAGAAAACTATTTGGAAAACTTTATAATATCAAATTTGAAGAATTGATACGGTAGCGGCAGCATAATACAGGTATTCTTTTTATTTTGTATAAACATATGTATTATACAAAAAGTAGATATTAATTCACAATTATATTTAATTTAGCAATATAATCAAAATTATTTTCTTGGAATAGTATATAACCTAGAAAAATGGGTGGAGCACTAATGCAACTAGTCGCCTACGGCGCACAAGACGTTTTCCTTACTGGAACACCAGAAATTACCTTCTGGAAGGTATCATACCGCAGACACACTAACTTTGCTATGGAAAGTATTGAACAAACTTTCTCTGGACAAGCCGATTTTGGACGTAGAGTCACCTGCACCATCTCAAGAAATGGTGATTTGGCTTACAGAACCTACTTACAAGTCACTCTTCCTGAAATCAACCAATCCCAAGCCACCTCTGGAACCAATGGTGTCTATGCTCGTTGGTTAGATTTCATTGGTGAACAATTAGTTTCCCAAGTTGAAGTTGAAATTGGTGGCCAAAGAATTGACCGTCAATATGGTGATTGGATGCACATCTGGAACCAAGTCACCCTTTCATCTGAACAACAACGCGGATACTTCAAGATGATTGGACATACCACCCAATTAGTATACATCACCGATCCAACCTTCGCTGATGTTGCTGGTGCATGTTCATCAACTGGAGGACCAAACCAAGTTTGTGCTCCAAGAAACGCTTTACCAGAAACCACCCTTTACATTCCTTTATTATTCTGGTTCTGCAGAAATCCTGGACTTGCTCTTCCTTTAATCGCTCTTCAATACCACGAAGTCAAAATCAACATTGATTTCCGTCCAATTGGAGAGTGCTTATGGGCTGTCAAATCCATGACCTCAACTGATGGATCAACCCAATCAGTTACCAGTTGCTACCAACAATCCCTTGTTGCCGCATCTTTATACGTTGACTATATCTTCCTTGATACTGATGAACGCAGAAAGATGGCACAAAACCCACACGAATACTTGATTGAACAACTTCAATTCACTGGTGATGAATCAGTTGGATCTTCATCAAACAAGATCAAACTTAACTTCAACCACCCATGTAAGGAATTGATCTGGGTTGTTCAACCTGATTCCAACGTTGACTACTGCTCATCTCTTGAATCTGGAACCACCTTATACAAGACTCTTGGTGCTCAACCATTCAACTACACTGATGCCATTGATGCTTTACCAAATGCCATCCATGCATTCGGTGGACAAGATGCCACTGGTGGATCCAACTCTTTCATCGTAGCATCTACTGGATTATTCCAATTACCAGGTGCATATGATGTTGCCAGTGCTGCTGGTGGTGCTGATTGGGCAACTGCAGGTGCTGATTACTCTGCATTCAATTCTCAAGGAGGAACCGATACTGCATCTGGATTATCCGATGCTGGAACCTTCGTTCTTGCCGAAACTGCCCTTGACATGCATTGTTGGGGAGAGAACCCAGTTGTAACTGCCAAATTACAACTTAACGGACAAGATCGTTTCTCTGAACGCGAAGGATCTTACTTCGATGTTGTTCAACCATTCCAACATCACACCCGCGCACCTGATACTGGTATCAATGTTTACTCCTTTGCATTGAGACCAGAGGAGCATCAACCAAGCGGCAGTTGCAACTTCTCCAGAATTGATAACGCTGTTTTACAACTTGTCTTATCATCTGCCACTGTTTCTGGAACTGCTACCGCCAAAGTCCGCGTCTATGCTCTTTCATACAACGTATTAAGAGTCATGAGTGGAATGGCTGGTGTTGCTTACAGTAATTAAGCATCTTTCAACTCTTATTAGAGTGTTTGTAATTTAATACTATAAATATTTATAGTATTAAAAATTGCTTTGCCAATCGGCAAAGCAAAAATGTGAGTAAATCGTGGTGACATTACTATTTACAAGAGAACAAATGTTTTCTCTTGAATTTGCAATAGCAAAAATAATAGTCATTTATAGTTTGCTTCCGAAGTTACGGGAGCAAAAAATTAAAAACACCATGTAATTACTGCTTAAACCAGATACAATTTTTCTTAACCTAAACGTTAAGCAAATACAGTATTAAAATAAATTAATATCGATACTATTTGTAAATATGCCTATTGAGAAATATGTTTATAAATTTCATTCAATAAATTAAATATATTGAAACCGTTCTCATATGGGTTATATCTTATAAATTTACAACCTAACATATATTCTATTTCTTTTTGTCTTTTATTATCATATTCTATATCTCTATGATTTTCATCACATTCAATTGCTAGTTTATAATCTATAAAGTATAAATCTATTTTATATTTATCTACTGTATGTTGAGTAATCATAACTTCTTGTTTGAATGTTTGCATAATACATGCAATGGTATCAGTTTCAATACATAAATAATTTTTTGATATTAAATCTAAATTAAATATTTTTGCAAATTCGATAATTTTTGGTTTTCTACTTTTTGATAAAAATTTCATTAAACCATTATATGTAAAATAAGACATTTTTTGTTTTCCACCACTTGTGTCACATAATCTTTTTATTATATCATTTTCTGAATAATATCTTGTAATTGAGCGAACATTTTTAACATCAAATAATCCAGAAATATCCTTACAATTATATAGCGTATATGGCGGTTCTTCATTTATAATAATATTCACATTATTATATTTAGTTTTTATACCTTCAACTAATTTATATTCTATTTCTTTTGACATTTATGGGAGTATATATGTATACACCCTTTTTATTTAAGTAGATTTATTTCAATTTTTAATTGATTAGTTGTTTTTATTTATTAAAAGCGAAAACAACATAAAGAGAAATGTATAATATACAATATAATCATGCAATCGCTTGATATTGTTAACTTGATTGAGTCCAATCCAATCACAAAACTTACGAATGACTACAACAACAAACTTTTAATAAAAATAAAACAAAATTTCACAGAAACAGAACAACAATTATTTATTTCTTCTTTTTATTGTTATCTAAATTATAATTCAACTACAGATTTTGTTATTGATTTAGATAATGTATGGAAATGGCTTGGATTTGGACAAAAAATAAATGCAAAAAGAGTATTAGAAAAGAATTTTATTATTGATATTGACTATAAAAACTTGCTTAACCTTAAGGTTAAGCAAGAATCTAATGAAGAAAAAAAACATGGAGGTCATAACAAAGAAACAATCATGCTTACAGTAAAAACATTCAAATTATTTTGTATAAAAGCTGAAACAACAAAAGCAAAAGAAATTCACGAATATTTTGTTAAATTAGAAGAAATATTACAACAAACAATACAAGAAGAAAGTAATGAATTAAAATTACAACTCGAACAAGCCAAAAACGAAATCGTCCAAATAGAAGAAAAAAATAAAAAAACTTTAGACAAAAAGGTATTGAGAGAAAGAGAACAAATGTTACTTCGCGAATATGGTAATATTGGATCCGTTTTTTATATAATAAAGGTAAAAACCTATGAAGACGGGTCTTATGTAGTAAAAGTAGGTGAAAGTCGAAAAGGTGTTCAAGGTAGATACAATGAACATAAATACAATTATGAAGAAGCATTATTATTAGATTGTTTTTCAGTAGATAATAGTAAGGATTTTGAAAGCTTTATTTTATCCCATGAAAATATCAAATTCAATAAAGTAACTGATTTGCCTAATCATGAAAACGCGAACGAATTGTTGTTGATTGGAAAAAAATTAACTTACAAAATGTTATTAGATATTATCAATACAAATATAAAAAAATTCGATAACAATATAAAATATTTACTCGTGGAAAATGAAACTCTTAAAAATGTTATTGCTTCATCGAAGCAAATGCAAGAGCAATACAACTATACACTTGAAATAAAGGAATTATTGAATAATCAAAAAGAAATGATGAAAACTATCCAAAATTTAGAAAAATCCAACAAAGAAATATTAGAAAAAATAAATCCCCCACAAATAAAAACCAACACCGGATTTCAAGAACCACTTGTAAATCTCGGTCCAAGATTACAGCAAATCCATCCAGAAGGATTAACATTGGTAAAAGTATTTGAATCTGTTGCCGAATGTATAAAGGAATCAAATTTTGTCATGAAACGACCAAGTATACAAAAAGCGGTTACAGAAAACACGGTGTATCAAGGATATCGATGGATGTATGTTGAACGCGATAAAGATCCAAATACAATAACAAATATTCCACCAACAAAACAGACAAAAGCTCAAAATCTCGGCTATATTGCAAAAGTAAACAGTGAAAAAAATGAAATCATAAACGTATATTTGGATAGAAAAACTGCTTCAATAAATAATGGATACGAATCATCGTCCGCTCTAGATAATCATGTAAAGAACGAATCATTGACAAAAGGTCATTATTATATGTTATTTGATAAGTGTCCAGAAGAATTGCGAGATGCATTCGTAGAAAAACATGGAGAACCAATTTTATATAAAGATGGTATTGGACAATACGATTCTGCTGGTAATCTAATAAAAGAATTTGTTTGTAAATATGACTGTATCAAAAAATTACAAATAAGTGATAAGACACTGACAAAAGCACTCGACAAACCAGTGATGTATAATAATTCCACCTTCAAGACAATTGGAAGCAAGTTACAAGCCATCAAATGAATTCATCGATATATCGCATTTGAATACAATCAATCAATAAATTGTATTCAAATGATAGTAGTATTTACATCCCTTCATGTATAATTTCTCCCAATCTATCACATATATTGCAATTACTCCAAGGCAATATCTCTAAACCAGTCGCATTACAACACATACATTTAATTCCTTTACATATTGAACATATTACATAATCGGTCTTAATGAATCCACTACCTTTACATTCATAACACTGTTTTTTTATAGGCATTATTCTACTATATTATATTTTGCATATTTTATATATATTTTATTGAAATACTTTTTTCATAAAAATATATAAAACGTCACATTAAATATATGGTATAAACAATATGATAAATATTGGTATAAATGGTTTCGGTAGAATTGGTAAATGCGTTTTTCTGCAATTATTGACCAATCCCCTATTTTCGATAAAATGTTTAAATGCATCAGAACTCACCGTAATGGAGATCGAAGATTATTTAAGATTTGATACTACACACAAACATAATATTAAAATTGAATTCAATGTGATCGATAAAAATACATTTTCAATAAATGAACACATTATTACATTGGTATGTGAGAGAGATGCCAAAAAAATTGACTGGAAAAAGGCCGGATGTGAATATATTATCGACGCAACCGGTAGCTATTTAACTACCGAAAAATGTATGGACCATAATGCGGATTATGTCATAATGAGCTCACCTGCCAAAGATTCGACCAAAACGTTCATTGTAGGTGCAAATGAAGACACATATAAAGGTGAAAAGATAGTGTCAGGATCATCTTGCACCACAAATGGTATAGCACCTATATTGAAAGTATTAGACGAACATTACGGAATAAAATCATGTGTATTTACCACCATACATGCGGCGACTGCCTCTCAATATGTGGTCGATGTATTGAAGAAATCCGCTCGCACAAATCGTTCTATATTTAATAATATCATCCCACATACTACGGGTGCTTCTTCATCGGTCACATCGGTTTTACCAAAATTAGAAGGAAAAATACACGGAACCAGTGTTCGCGTTCCCGTCGTAAATTGTTCATTGATCGATTTAAATGTCGAATTGGATAATAACGCTATCAAATTAAAAGATATCAGTGAGTTATTGAAAAACAACGCACAATATAAAATAGTATATGATGTCTCTGATAAAAAATTAGTGAGTGGTGATTTTGTTACTACTACGACACCTACCATATTAGATATAAATGCATCGATTGATATGGGAAATGGAAGGTTAAAATTAATGGTATGGTATGATAACGAATGGTCGTATTCTGCACAATTGATTCGTTTAGTAGAGAAAATGTATATGTCAAATCAAACCCCCAATACATCAATTTCATCGACATATTATGTAAATAATTTGGATCTAAAAGATAAAGGGGTTGTATGCCGGTTTGATTTCAATGTTCCAGTAGACAAAACCGGAAATATTACGGATGATTTTAGAATCCGAAGTAGTATTGAAACGATTCAACTCATTCTCTCGAAAAACCCTAAATATATTGTATTAACCTCTCATTTTGGTAGACCAAATGGTAAAGATACAAAGTATTCTCTAAAGTTTATTCTTCCAGTTCTACAAAAATATTTAAATGATATACCTATTACATTTTTAGAAGATGGAATTGACAATCGTTCTCTAAACATCATTGAACAAGGCCAAACCAAAATATATTTATTAGAAAATCTCCGTTTCCATCCCGAAGAAACCGAATTTGAAAGAGGGTTATCCTCAAACAACCCCGTCATATCACTATATAGTCAATTGGGTGACGTTTTTATATGTGATGCATTTGGCTGCCTACATAGAAAACATTTGAGTATTTGTGCCATGAAAGATTTCGGTAAAACATATGGTTATGGGATTTTAATCAAGAAAGAAGTAGATGCAATTAACGAGTTAATACATAGCAAAGGTAAAAAAATATTAGGCATTATTGGTGGTGCTAAAATCAAAGATAAATTACCAATCATTCAATCTCTAAAAAAAATACCCAATTCTTCTGTATTTATTGGCGGAGCTTTAGCCAAACAATATAAAGTAGAAGATGAAACTCGCGAATTTGTATGTAAATCGGGATATGGAGGTAAAACATTAGAAGAAGATCCGCAATACATAGAGAACATATACAATAGTGAATTGAATCCATATGATATTAGTGACGAAGGCTCTCAACAATTAAAAGAATTATTACAAAAATTCGATATTATATTCTGGAACGGTTCTTTAGGCGTAATTGAAGATGAACGATATTGTAAAGGAAGTCAATATTTAGTAAAATGTTTAGAAGAATTGAGAGAAAAAACCGTGATTATTGGAGGCGGAGAAACCGCTTCTCTCATTACCGATAAATCATATGATAAAAATATCCATATTTCGGTTGATGGCGCTATGATTGAAGAAACTTCAAAAAACAAGAATATATATGTATCTACTGGGGGAGGTGCATTATTAGAATATTTGCAAAATAAGATATTATATAATACCAATTTAGTCGGGTTAGAAGTCTATATTGAAAAATAAATTTGTTTAAAAAACTTATAAAAAATATAATTAAATCATATTATGACTGAAATTATTTGGTTTAAAGATTGTTCATTCAAAAATAAACATTTAGTGGGAGGTAAATGTTGCTCACTAGGCGAATTATATAATTTGTCTAAAAAGATGATGTTCTCTGTTGCAGACGGTTTTGCAATTAGTATTTCATTATATGACAAATATATCGAATATAATAATTTGAATGATATTATTGTGAATGAATTGAATAACATTGATACAGAGAATATTCGAAATCTTGAAGACGGATCAAAGAAATTGAGAGATTATATCATAAATGGTGAATTTACCGACGAACATCGATCATGTATATTGATGAACTATCGCGAATTATGTAATCTATATCGCAGAGAAAACATGGAGGTAGCAATCCGTTCCAGTGCTATCGCCGAAGATTTACCCAATGCATCTTTTGCTGGTCAACAAGATACATATTTGAATGTAAAAGGGGATGAAGCCGTAATCATTGCCGTAAAAAAATGCTTTGCATCATTATTCAATAGTAGAGCTATATCCTATCGTAAAACTCATAATATCCAATTATCAGAAGTCAAAATATCAGTTGCGGTGCAAAAAATGGTCCGTTCGGATATTGGTTCGGCGGGGGTGGCATTTTCAATTGATCCTGAAACTGGATACAACAAGGCGATTGTAATTAATTCATCATTTGGATTAGGTGAATTAGTAGTATCTGGTGGGGTGAAACCCGACGAAATCATTTTGGATAAACGTGTTTTAAAAGATATTGAAGCCGATCCAATTATTATGAAAAAGAAAGGTGATAAAAACACCAAAATTATTTATAATGACGACGGGGGAGTGAAAGAAGTGGAAACCAATTTGATTGAAAAATTAAATTTCAGTTTAACGAACAATCAAGCAACTACGTTAGGACGTTTTGTATTACGTTTGGAAGAAACATATTCAAAGATGTTTGAAAAACAAATCGGTGTTGATGTAGAATGGGCCATTGACGGTATAGACCAGAATATATATATTATTCAAACACGTCCAGAGACGATTCATAGTAATAGTGATAATTTAGAAATATCAAAATACATATTAACTGAAAAGGGCAAAATATTGATCTCCGGTGTATCGGTTGGGGATAAAATAAGTTCCGGTAAAATAAAAATATTGGAAAGTATTCATGACTTTGAAAAATTCGAAAAAGGAGATATATTAGTCACTGATATGACAACTCCGGATTGGGAACCTATTATGAAAATTTCATCGGGAATCATTACAAATAAAGGCGGTAGAACATGTCATGCGGCCATCGTCGCAAGAGAATTATGTTTAAATGCAATTGTCGGAACCAGTAATGGAACCGAAGTATTAAAAGATGTTACGGATGTAACAATTTCTTGTGCAGAAGGAGAGCAAGGATTTGTATATGAAGGGAAATTGGAATATAAGATTGATAAAATGAAAATAGACAATGATTTAAAACTGCCAGTAAAACTAATGTTAAATGTGGGAAATCCAGAGAATAGTTTCAATTCTTCGGTTATACCAAATAGTGGGGTTGGATTAGCTAGATTGGAATTTATAATTAGTAATTATATCAAAATACATCCGATTGCTTTATGCAATTATCCAAAAATACGAAGTGATATTCGAGAAAAAATATACGAAATTATTGGGGGACATGATAACGGTAAATGGTATTTTATTACACGTTTAGCGAGAGGTATTTCTAAAATAGCATCCGCATTTTATCCGAACGACGTAATTGTGCGTTTATCCGATTTTAAATCAAACGAATATCGTAATTTAATTGGAGGAGAATTATATGAACCAAACGAAGAAAACCCTATGATCGGCTGGCGTGGAGCGTCGCGATATTATTCCAGCGAATACGAAAAGGGATTTGAATTAGAATGCGAGGCTATCAAATACGCTCGTGAAGAAATGAAAATGACAAATATAATTGTTATGATTCCTTTTTGCAGAACACCTGAAGAATGCAAATTGGTATTGAATAAAATGGAATCCTATGGTCTTAAACGCGGTGAAAATGGACTACAAGTATATTTGATGTGTGAAATACCATCGAATGTCATTGAAGCCGATGAATTTAGTCCAATGATCGACGGGGTATCGATTGGTGGTAATGATTTATTGCAATTGACATTGGGTGTGGATCGAGATAGTGATAAAATAACATATTTATCGAATGATGAAAATTTGAGTTATCGTAGAATGATTAGTATGGCGATCAGAACATATAAAAAGAATGGTATTAAGATTGGATTTTGTGGTCAACAACCATCGGATAGCACGGAATTTTGTAATTTTTTGATCAATGAAAATATTGATAGTATATCAGTTACGCCAGATTCTGCATTGAAAACGATTAAAAATCTTGGGACATTGTAAGAGCGATCACGTATAATGAGTAAACTAAAAAATTGAACAATATTGTTACATATATTATATATGCAACAAAATACACCAACAATGTCATATCAAACAGTCGAACCGCAAACATATAGATACTCTACTAAATTTACAGTATGGTTCAATAATATAACCGACAATGATGAAATCGAAATATTGGAAAAAGGAATCTTTTACAATACTTCGCTGGGTCATTACATCGCAAAGAAAGATATTGACAATAATATAGTGAACTTTTCTCGAATCATACCATTATATGAGAGATTAGGAATAATGCACCATGATAAAAATAAACTAGATATTCATTCGCATAATTATGAGTTATATACTTATGTAAAAATACGCAAAACATCATTTTACCAATGGTATGATGAGATTGATGAAACCAAAATATATGCACTAGAAGACATTACAAATTGGCCATTTGAAACAAAATCGGTGGCAGGTAATTATCAAGCAAATAAATCGAATAGGGAATTTATTACAGATGACGGGAGAAGTAAAAAAATAAAATATATTCATTTTCATAGAAGAATTGCCATCAGTAATATATGGAATGACGACCCTCTAAATCATATTTATGTAAATGAAACGGGTGATGTCAATGAAGACGTCGTTCCATATACAAAGTATAGATATATAGTAAAGGATACGACAATAGTAGAGGAAGAAGAATCGATAATGCCAATACCATCTCATTGGTTTTAGATCCCACAACACGAAAAAGAAAAATAAAATGTATATATTGTATTTTTTTACAAAATTACAAAAACAAATATGTAAAAAACAAATATAAAAAATTAGTCAAGATATAGATTACAATGGCAACCTATAACATAAATACAAATACCCAAAATGAACTCTTGATGAAAAATTTAATGGAATTTTATGAAAATAGAGATAATTTACATAAAATGATGTGTATTATTAACGGTGAATCTAAAATTTCATTAAGAATTGTTGATTGGTTTGTAACCAATTTCGCTAAAAAATATTATACAGTATATGAAAAACCGGTGAAACCAGAGTCAAGTGATATGATGCGATTCAAGGTGTATAATGACTACAAGTTAAAACTAAAAGCATATAGTAAAAAACGATTTGATCCATTTTGTAGATGGGAAAGAATTTCGATTCCATACGATAATGAAAAATATATGGAGACGACAATCGGTCAATTGAATTTTTTCAAATGGGCAATTGAAAATGATATTATTGATTATATTCGAACCAATTATGAAATGATTGAATCAGATATGAATTCACGTAATAGCACTTCTAAAAATAAATCATCATTAGAGGAAAAACCTTGCGACAATACAAAAACCCGTAAAAAACGAGAGGAATTATCGGTATCGGCATGTAAATGTATTAAAAAAGAAACTGTCAAAATTATTGTTAAATTTAATTAATATTTCAATCACCTAAACCACTTAAATAAAATACAAATATAGTAAATAGAGAAAAATGGAATCTAAATATGTAATGGCTATTATTAAAATGCCGGTTGAAATATTTAAGAATGGTAAAACAATTACACATGAGGATAAATGTGTAATTGATTATGAGCCGATCAGTGAATTACCTACTACACAAAACAATAACAACAAATTAGATTTGTCTAAATTATTTTCTTCAGAGGATAATAATGATTTTAAATTCAAAACATTTGTAGAAGATGAAGACGATGATGATGATCATGATGATGAAGATGATGATGAAGATGATGAAAATGATGATGAACACGGAAATACTACAATTCCATCATTGGAGAATAAAATTTATATTAAATCGGAAGAACTCATTAAAAAAAAGAGCCGTAGTAAAAATTCAACATTCAAGAATAAAAAATTCAATAGAAAACAATTGACTCGAAAAATGTATCCGCCTATGGTAGATAACGTCCAGGACGTTGATTTGGCTCAATCACAAGAGGATCAGGAATCGCCACTGGAAGACGATTAATGATAGATAAACTTTTCAATGACTTAATATCCGGAACAATTACCGGATTAGGTTTTACTAAATTTGTTGAACCAATTCCAAATAGAAATGATTCAACGTCGTTATTGTTAAATGATAATTCACTTGCTCCCACTCGCCCAGCCAATAATCCATCACCCGGAAAATGGGTAGTATTTGGTTTACCAAATGAAGTATATGTTTTGTAGTTAATATCTTGTGTATTTGACCATTGTTCTAAATTATAATCGTCTTGTGTATTTCTATTACGAGTAGATGCCATTATACACTATTTGTTTATTTTTTTTTCGTAAATTTATCGGCGATTGTAATATATACATCTGTATTTTCATTGAAATCATTTGGATTCCTTAAAAATTTTGTCAAGCATGGGTGAAAATACTTCAAGTAATCATAAGAAAACATAATAGCCAATCCAATAGTATCATCTTCTGACAACATTTCGGCAGCACCTAAACTATATAATTTTTGAAATAGCGGATGATGTTTCGTTTTCTTATACACATAGTCTAATGCCAACGTCATATTATCTATATCGTAACTCATTTCATTCCTAAACTCTAATGGTATATCCTCGGGGAAATCACCTTCAGGAAATCGTAAATAACATAATGATTGTAATGAGTATCTATACTCCATATTATTGTTGTAATTAATACTTGAAACATATATATTATAAAACGGCCGCGCATCATTGAATGATAGATCCATTTTCCTAAATAACATAATTAATTGTATTTATGTTATTTTGTTAGAATATTTAATAACTACTGTCGCGTGGTCTAGTAGCAGGAATATTACGAGCAGATGATCCTCCGCGAACCCATCCATTCATGGCGGCTTCTTCTACGGTATAAGATGGATTTTTGACACGTTCTTCCATGTTTGAATCAGTTGGATATAAAGCATAGTCAGCAAATGATTTGGTCATAACGGTAGCTACACTTTTTTTATCGCTCACGATTTCACCTTGTAATAATTGTGATTCTAATGTGGGATCACATGATCCTCTTCCTAAATATGGAACAGTTAAAAATGGGCGTTGTATTAATTGAATTTTCTCTAAAGGTCGCTCTTGTTCATTTTTTAAATGTAGTAATGATTCAAAATCGACGGCATTTGCTCCAACCCCACTACCTCCATTTACGGCATTAAATGTCATCATTGGTTGCTTTGTCGCGAAATTGACATGTGAATTACTGGTTGATTCATTATTGTAACTCGATAAGGTATAATTACTGAAACGAGTATTTTGTAAAGTTCTTTGGGTATTATCGGTAACATCCATTCCAATACGATCGGTGTTATTAAATAAATAATTACTCATTAACGACATGATTTCTTATATAATATAATATATTATTATATAAGATTTTTAAGAATCTATATTAAACTGTCTAAAAGAATTATTAAACAATTTTGCTAAATAATATTTTACACAAGTCTAATACACAATCCAACCCTGATATGTTTCCAACAGCGATGTTATATTATATGTTGAATGGTGTAACATCGTTTCAGCACTTGATTTGGCTATTTTATCGCCAAGTATTATTTGGTAAATCATCAAAAGTTTTTGGGTTAGTTGTTACCATGTCTTAAATGTCGTGGTATTGATTCAAGCTCGCGTTCGGCTTCTGCCTGGCGATTCATTGCAGCAGCGGTGTATGGGTCATATACATATGTATATCCTTGAGTTTGAGGGTATACTGGCGGCGGTGGCGGTGGCGCATGTCCAGAAATAGTCCAGGTGCTTTTTTCGGTGATTGGGTCCCAATAATATTTTCTACCATATTCGTCATAAGATATATTCCATATTTTACCGGATAAATCTTGAGCCTGATCTCTTTGTATAGATGTTTGTTGTTGTCTTTGTTGTCTTTGTTGTCTTTGTTGTCTTTGTTGTGCTTCTTCTGCGCGTCTTATTGCTTCTTGTTGTTTATTATACTCTTCCATTTCCTTTTGATATTTTTCTTCTGCTTCTTTCTTTTTTTTATTATACTCTTCCATTTCCTTTTGATACGCTATATCTCGCTCTTCTACCAACTTATTCAATACATCGACAAACATTTTGTCTATTTTTGCATTAGAACCAATGTTATCCAATTCTTTATTTACAAGTATCTCTAAATCTTTTCGTTCGAGTCCCCGTAAATCCGTTTTTTTGCCAACTTTTATTCCTAATGTATCTGCTAAACTCAATACCTCATCTAATTTTGACATTTCGGTTACATCTGTCTTCAACATATCAACTAATGTTGGCTTCATTCTTTTTATCACATTTATTTTATCAATGTTAGACATATATTTTAATATTTCATACACCTCTGCCTCTTTAAATTTTTGAATTTTGCCATCTAATATATCATCTAATTTTTTACGCATTTCTTGAATTTTATCATTTTTTAGTTGTTTTGTTAATACTATGTCTTTTAACATTTCATCTAAAAATTTATTTTTACCTGCTTTATTAAATAAATTAGTGTAATCACTTTTATCGATAGCATTCATTGGTTCTGATATACCTAATTCTTTTAATAAATTTTTTATTTCTCCTATTTTCATACCGGAAAATGTGGTTTGTGTATATATTTTTAAACCCGCCAAACGAGCTATACTAGGTGCTATCTCTACGATTGCCTTTATTTTTTCTAAAGGTGTCATATATTCGAGAGTTTTATCAAAACCTTCCTTCGAAACGGATTCTTTTCTGGATATTTTGTAGATTATAGTATTAAATTTTTCACGCATTTTTTCAATATGTCCTACTTCATCATGAACTGATGAGGGTTTTTTTTCGGATGGAGTAGGTCGTGGTGGAGAATGTTTTTTTGCGGATGGAGTAGGTCGTGGTGGAGAATGTTTTTTTGCGGATGGAGTAGGTGGTTTATCGACCGTTGATGGTTTATTATGTAAGAATTTTTCCATAGATCTATATAACAAATTGATTAATTCTTCTTTTTCCGCAATGTTTCCTTTATCTACTCCTAAAGAGTGTATAGATTTAAGTATTTCTTTTAAAGATTCATCTTCTGGTTCATGAAAAATTGGCAATATTTTTTTTACACTTTTCGCAATTTTTTTTATTTCGCTGACCTTTTCAACTGTAGTCATCATTTCAAATTCTACTTTTTTGGATTTTGACGAACCCTGACCAGCACCGTTGTATCGTTTGGTTTTATTTTTACTGGTATGTATGTTTTTGTTACTTCGGTTTTTTGATTTCATTTCTTTACGAATTGTATTTTGTTTCATATATAAAATATCTATATTTTTCATATAAAACATTTGGTTTGTTTAATTTGTATGTCTTGCTAAATTTCTTGCACAAGCAAACAAATTTCCTTCCTTGCAAGATACCATGCTTCCATAACAAAATTCAGCAAACCCTTGTTGGTCATTTGGTATAGTTGTGCTAGGATTCGAATGAAATGGTCGCAGTGATTGTTCAAATACAAATTGTTCTCCTAAATCTTTAAATAATTTATCTGAAATATCTGGCTGATCGGGGTTAGCTTCTTTCACTAACTGTTTTGCTTGATTCAAAATATCTGCATTTACATTTGTATTGTATGATGGTGCTGCTGGTTTTTTGTTTACATTATAATCATAATCACTAATTAAAACATTGCTAAATGGGTTAATTGATGTGGGGGTAGAAAAAACATTACTATTCATTTGTAAATTATTTTCTTCTAATACATTTTGGGCAATATTATCGAAATTTTCTAAATTTTTATTTTCCTTTTTTTGTTTTTCTTGTTTATCGTGATTATATAAAAAATAAATAGAAAACAGGGTAATTGCCGATACTATTAATAATCGAAAGCTTTTTGTAAAAATAAATATAAAAAAGGTAAGATATATAACCATTCGTGAAACGGCGTTTAATTTCTGTGAATATGTCATATCTTCAGTTGGAAAAAATTCAAAGAAATATTGTTGGTTGAAAATGATGTTCGGATTTTCTATCCAAAATGGTATATCATTTTTTTCTAAATTAGATTCATCCGATTTATATGCGCTATATTTTTTGTTTTCGTATTTTTCGTTGTCGACTATTTTTATATCCGTTTCTTCTATTTTAGACATTATATATATTGTGTGCTATATATTTACCACGATTTTACTAAATAAAAAAATATATAAAAACCTTTTTATTTTAAGTCAACCTTTTTTTTATGCATTTTTCATCCACTGTAAATGTTTCACACTTTGTGTCTTGCGGCACAATTTGTAATATACATTTTGATTTTTCTCCGTAAATTGGTTCAGTGCACCCCTTTTCATTTTTTGCCTTTTCTTCTTCTCGTTTTATTTCTTCTTTGTCTTTCAATGATAATGCACAACGAGCACGAAAATGCTCATATCTCTCCCTTACATCTGCATATGATAGACCGGATGATTTACCCAGCATTTTGTTGACAATCTCGTGTAATTTATAAATATATAATGAAAAACTGGATCGTGTCTCCATCCATTTACGAGTTAATGGTAATTTTTTAAAGTTCTTTTTCAAATTTTTTCTACATTTTCCACAAGGTAATACATTCTGTAAATTTAATACAAAATTACGATAGTTTATTTTATCGACACATGAAGGATTTACCGGATAATTAAAACTCATCGTGTGAAGTAAATGCCATGTGCTTGGACCCCATACAGTAGTCAACATACCATCATTGCTTTGGTAATCCTTTTTTTTATACACTTTTCTAGTTTTATTTTTAGATTGGTTGGTTTGTGCTTTCGATTTTGTTTTTGTCATTATTTATATAATACTGACAAAATGTATTCTACCTAAATATTTAGCAATTCGTTTTATAAATCTTTGAAATAATATACTAGTATAT